GGATATGTTGATGGAGTTACTAGTGCTATACAAACACAAATTGACACTAAAATTGCGACCACTGACTCAGCTGCTAACGATTTTGTAACTTTTGCTAGGCTAGACGCTAATATTGATGTAGTTTCAGCTAATGCTACAGCTGTAGAAGCTAGACGTGTAGCTAATATAGCGGGTGCCGTGTCTACAATTACCACAGCTGATTTAACTGCATCACGTGCGCTAGTAAGTGATGGGTCGGGTAAAGTAGCTGCACTTGCTAGTGTAACGTCAACTGAACTAGGATATTTAGATGCTACTTCTAGTGTGCAAACTCAATTAGATACTAAGATAGCTACCACTGCAAGTGCTTCTAATGATTTCGTGACCTTTACACGATTAGATGCTAATATAGACGTAGTTTCCGCTAATGCCGCAGCCGTTGAGACTAAGCGTGTAGCTAATATAGCAGGTGCAGTATCTTCAATTACTACTGCAGACCTTACAGCCTCTAGAGCCGTTGTATCTGATGGTTCAGGCAAGGTAGCTGTATCTGCGGTTACCGCTACAGAGATTGGATATTTAGATGGTGTTAGCTCTGCTATACAAACTCAGTTAGATACCAAAGGTACTACTACTGAAGATACAGCTATTGAGGCAAGACGAGTTGCTAACATTGCTGGGGCCATTTCAACTATTACTACTGGAAATTTAACCGCTTCTAAAGCATTAGTATCAGACGGTAGTGGGAAAGTTTCAGCCTCCGCTGTTACTGCTACTGAGTTAGGATATGTTGACGGAGTTACATCTGCTATACAGACTCAGATAGACTCTAAACAAGCTACTATAACAGGTGCAGCTACAACTATTGATGATGCAGATTTAACTGCGAGTCGGGCTCTAGTTTCTGACGGTTCAGGAAAAGTAGCAGTATCAGTTGTAACATCTACAGAAATTGGTTATTTAGATGGTGTTAGCTCTGCTATACAAACACAATTAAATACAAAAGCTCCTTTAGCTGGGGCTACATTTACTGGTCAAGTAAATATGAGTGATGACTTAGTTGTCACAGGTAACTTAACAGTTAATGGCGATACCACAACTGTTAATTCAGAAAATAAAATAATTCAAGACAGATTTATCATGCTTGCTAATGCTGTATCGGGTGCTCCTAGTGCAGATGTTGGCATATTCTTTAATCGTGGTACTTCTGGTAATGCTGCTCTCTATTATGATGAGTCAGCTAAGTTTTTTACACTATCCGAAACTAGAGATCCTGATTCTAATATTGCTATTAGTCCTACTGGAGCTGCTAATCTATCTGTAGGACAATTTACTGCTACCTCAGTTAAATATAATGGCGCAGATTTAAATACTGCAATTACAGATAACCGTTCGGGTGCTGTATCTACTGTTTATAAAGACAATTTAACAGCTTCAAGAGCTGTTGTATCTGACGGTTCAGGTAAGATTGCTATTTCTGCTGTAACTAGTACCGAAGTTGGTTATTTAGACGGAGTAACTAGTGCTATACAAACACAGATTGACTCTAAACAAGCCACCATTACGGGTGCGGCTACTACTATTGATGATACAAACTTAACAGCTTCAAGAGCTGTAGTTTCAGATGGAAGTGGTAAAGTTGCTGCTTCAGCAGTTACCGCTACTGAGTTAGGTTATGTTGATGGTGTAACTAGTGCTATTCAAACCCAAATTGATTCTAAACAAGCTACCATTACTGGAGCAGCTACCACTATTGATGACGCTGACTTAACTGCTTCAAGAGCTTTAGTATCAGACGGATCTGGCAAAGTAGCAGTATCTGCTGTAACTTCAACTGAGGTAGGTTATCTAGATGGCGTATCAAGTGCTATTCAGACTCAGCTATCTGCTGGAGTCACAGAAGCTACTGCTATAGAAGCTAGAAGAGTTGCTAACATTGCAGGAGCGGTATCTACAATTACTACAGGCAATCTAACCGCTTCTCGTGCTTTAGTATCTGATGGGTCTGGTAAAGTTACTGCCTCAGCAGTGACTGCTACTGAACTTGGTTACGTTGATGGTGTGACTAGTGCAATCCAAACTCAAATAGATTCTAAACAAGCTACTCTAGCAGGTGCTACTCTAGACTTAGGTACATTATAAGAAATATATTGACCAGTTAGGTTAAATGTGATAGAAAGGTTACTATGACTACAAAAGTTGATAAATTTTTAGGCGGTTTAGGAATAGATGCCACAAATAAATTAGAGCTTGCCTCTAACGCTACTGTTACTCTTGGTAATGGAACTGCCACTGGTAATGTACATGTTGGCGGAAATATTTCTATTGGTAATATTAGTCCTGGATCTGCTAAATTAGCTGTCACAGGGGATGTAACAATAACAGGGACTCTTGATTGCGGCACACTATAAAATAGAAAATAAGGAGCAATAAATGGCTACAGCACTACAACTTAGGAGAGGTACAACCGCACAGAATAACTCGTTTACAGGTGCTGCTGGCGAACTCTCATATGATACAGCAACTGAAGGGTTGCGTGTACATGATGGATCTACTGCAGGTGGATTTGAAATTCTACCCTCTGGATCTATCTTACCTTTTGGAGGCACTTCTGCACCAACAGCTGCATTTTTACTCTGTGACGGGTCTGACGTAAGTAGAACAACTTATGCACGACTATTTGCAGTAATCGGGACTGCTTATGGTGCAGGTAATGGATCTTCTACTTTTGGTCTTCCTGATTTAAGGGATAGAGTCCCCTTAGGTAAAGGTTCTAATAATAGCACTTTAGGCGCTGAGACTGGTTCTGCTGCTGCATCTAGTGTTATTACTAACGCAACATCTACTACCGGTACATCTAATACTGGTACTGGCACAACAGGTACTGCTAATACAGGTACTGGTACTTCTGGTAGTACTGCTTCTACAACAGGCACAGGTACTACTGGCACAGGTACGACAGGTACAGGCACAACTGGTACCGCAACTTCTGGTAGTAGAACTTCTACAACAGGTACAGGTACTACTGGTACTGGTACAACAGGCACAGGTACTACTGGATCTACTACTGCAGGTAGAACAAATACAACAGGAACTTTTGCTACATCAGCAAAAGACTCTGCAACTGGTACTGCTCTAACTGACAACGTAAATGCTGCACATACACACTCTGTACCAGGACTCTCAGTTCCTGGTTTATCTATTCCTTCACTTTCGGTAGCAAGCCACAATCACGCAGTTCCTGGACTATCTGTTCCAGGTTTATCTGTTCCTGGTCTATCTGTTCCTTCACTTTCTGTAGCAGGACATACGCACACAGTTCCTGCATTAGCTGTGCCTGGACTATCTATTCCTGCTCTTACAGTACCTGCATTGAGCATTCCTGCTTTAACTACAACCTTGCCAAGTAGTGTTGTTAATTATATAATTAAAACATAACTGTTAATGGGGGAAAAAATGTTAACAATGTATAAAGTACAATACAGACTACAAGGACAAACTTTTAAGAAAGCTATTACTAAAGTGATTGAAGATGGAATGACAGATGGTAGTGTATCTCGTTATTTTATGAGAAAAGATGGTTCTAGAATAGAAGTACCTCTTACTGCTGAGTTTTATTTTGACGCAGATCGCGCTACTTTTATTCAACAACTTCATGATTCATTTGCTAGATCAAACGATGATGCAGAAGAAGCACCTATAGTATCAGGTAATATACCAGGTATATCACATCCAGCCAATTTATAATAGAAAATACTATGCTTAAACCTCCTGTAGAAATTGTAGATGCTTTGAATAAAGATACTTGTACATGGTTGTATAATGTTGCTGATACTAATCCAGCTGCTTTTATTAATGATAATCAAGTTATAGGTATGTTTAAAGATAAGACAATACCTTATAAAAACTTACATAGAAGCATGCCAGATCCTTTTGGACAAACAGAAAGAGTTTTAAATATAGCAAGATTTATTGCTCAGAAAGAAATTATAGACTACTATGGAGAATATAGTTATCCTGAGAATACAGAATTAGTACGATGGTTTCCTGGAGATAGCATGAGCGTACACTCTGATAACTCTTGGACTAAAGGCAATGGTTTAGAAGATCAAAAAGGAGTAGAGCATCCAACTAACTATAGAACATACTCTGCAATTTTTTACATAAATGACGATTATGAAGGTGGAGAAATATATTTTCCTGGTTTTGATATTGAAATAAAACCAAAACAAGGTTCGTTAGTTATTTTTCCATCTAATGACAATTATACACACGGTGTAAAAGAAGTTACAAAATTAAATAGATATACAATTGCTGCATGGTACGCAGGACATGAGTACTATGCTGAGTAATTAAAATAAAAAGTATAGCAACACTATGCGGAGTAATTATGCCAGATAATATAAGAGAGTTAGACCAAGTGCAGGCAGAACTAGATATTCTACATGAACGTTCTCAAACTAACAAAGCGAATATTTCTTCGCACGAAGCAGTGTGTGAAGTAAGGCATAAGATTATTATGGAGAATATGAATGATATATCTAGAGAATTAAAAGTAATCCATAATAAACTAAATGATGTAAGTGAGCTTGCTATTAAAGGTAAAACTTCTTTACACACCTTACTGTGGTTTGGTGGAGTTGTAGCCGGATTAATAACTGTATTTTCTGTACTATATAATATGTTACCTAAATGAACGATAAATTTTTTAAGATTAATGTAGATAAGTTATGCAGTAGACTACCACAAAATGTAGTTTTTAATGAGTCTCAAAAAGCTATGTTACAAGGTCTAGAAGAAAATAGATTTTTTGTGCATGTAGCTGCTCGCCGTACTGGAAAATCTTATTCTGCTGCTATAATTGCGTTTGCTAAGTTACTAGAACCTGGTCAACAGGTTATGGTAGTTGCTCCTAACTTTTCACTATCTTCTATTATTTGGGACTATGTTACTGATTTAATTAAAAGTATGGAACTTGAGGTTGATAAGTTTAATCAGAAAGATAAAGTAGTTAAACTTATCAATGGATCTATTTTTAGATTATTATCAGCTAATAATAGAGACTCGTTAGTTGGTCGTGCTGCTAATTTACTAATTGTAGATGAAGCCGCGATTATACCTCATGATGAATATTTTACTCGTGATTTACGTCCTGCATTGTCTACCTTTAATAATTCTAGATGTTTATGGATCTCTACTCCACGTGGTAAAGGTAACTATTTATACGAATATTTTATGAGAGGAAAAGATGATGAGTATGATGAATGGGGATCTTCTATACATACTTGGAGAGCTAATCCTTTACTATCTGAAAAAGATGTTATGGAAGCTAAAAGAACCTCTACAAGAGCACTTTTTGCCCAGGAATATGAGTGTGAGTGGACTACCACAGAAGCACAGATATATGAGTATTTAGATGAAACAAAACATATTGATGATTATGCAGAAAATAGATACTCAGAGATTATTGCAGGACTCGATGTTGGGTATAGAGATGAGAATGTATTTGTTGTTATAGGATATGATGGTGAATCATATTATATACTAGATGAATATATTTCAAAAGAATCTACTACTTCTGAGTTAGCTGGTGCAATACAAGAACAAATAGATAGGTGGAACATAGAAACTATATACATAGATTCAGCAGCTCAACAAGTAAAAGCTGATTTTGCTTATGACTATGATATATAT